GTCTTTTACAAAATGACATATCCAGAATGGGCACCTTTTGAAAAAAGAGAAGGTAGACCTATTCACCCAGATCGAGGTCCGGGTGTTATGAGTCAAACAACACAAAACGATAGAAACAAAGATATGTTGCCAAATGGTAATGAAATTATCAAAACAGCAAATCACTTTGTAATTATCTTGGGAGATAGACCAGAAAAAGCTTTGATGACTATGAAATCAACTCAGCTTAAAGTTAGTAGAAACTGGAACTCATTATGTGAAAATGAATTTGAGGTTGATACTAAAACTGGTAAGTCTGTACCTGCACCAATGTTTTCTAGAGTTTATAAATTAAATTCTGTTGAAAACTCTGGGAGTTTTACTTGGCATGGTTATAACGTTAACTTGTTAAGAAAAGTTGATGACGCGGGCATCTATCAGATGGCTAGAGACTTCCACAGCTCTTTGAAAAAAGGTCAAGCGAAAGCTGAATCTTATTCAGAAGAGGGATCTAACTACTAATTCTCTCCATGAGAGATAGGAGCGGTTAAGGGAGACTGGAGCCGCTCCGACCCGGGATCGTTATG